TTTGTGACCATGCAGAGGAGTGTAATCAGAATTGCACATCTGGGGTGGCCCATATAAAAACTACAGGCTGTGGCTGTAAGTCGTGTAATTTTTTCGATGAGCCAGTCAAATGCATCCCCTACAAAGAAGAGCCAGAAGGGAGTGAATATATACACATAGCTGATGGTTTGGAGGACGAGAAGTCAGAGCCCAAGACAAAAAGGTTTGCTGTGATCTGGTTTGGGGAAGTGCCTGTTGACAAGTGCGAAAATCCTGTAATTTGTGATGAGATGACAGGGTATGTATATGGTCAAGTCGAGCTGATTGATGCTAATCTTGTATCTGAGGGTTTTGGCGGTGAAGTAGGCGGTGGATCATATAAGACATATAAAGTCACATACCCACCCACACCCACCCCAGAGCCTGAGCCTGAGACACCAGAGGAGGGATAGAATGTATTTTGAGATCCCAGGTACAGTAAGAATAAAGAAAAACAGCAGGCGTATCTTTGCCAAGAAGGGTGGCAAGGGAGTTATAAATCTGCCAAGCAAAGCTTATGTTGAGTGGGAGAAGATGGCCAGGGCTCAAATATCGACACAGCTTCCTACCCATTTATTGGGATATACTCCACTATCTAATCCTATCCATGTGCGGGTTGTGGCGTATTATAAAGGCCGTAAGCCTGATTTATCAGGGGTGCTGGAGAGTGTAGGAGATGCATTTGAGGGTATAGTGTGGGAAGATGATACACAGATTGAATCATGGGATGGGTCCAGGCTTATACATGACCTCAAAAACCCTAGGCTTTGTCTATGGGTGGAGGATTTCAAATGATGTTCCCTAAAGCTATAAAATGGGAAAGTGAAGAGTATAAAGCCTTTGTCAGATCAAAACCATGCCTTAACTGTGGCAACCCTTCACAATTTCACCATGAGCCTTTTAAAAATGGTGGGATGGGTACTAAGTGCTCAGACTCCCAGGGTTTAAATTTATGTCCAGTATGCCACATAGAGGGGAGACATAGACAGGGGTTTAGCTGGTACGAAGATAATAATATTGACCCAAAGATGGAGATAATCAAATTATTGACTGAATTTTTGAATGAGAGGCGTGGTGGGAAGATGAGCTTGACAACATAGGCAAGACTGATATAAAATAGCCTAATTTAATTAAAAACGGGAGAATAAATACATGACAGAACAGGCCGAGACTTATGAAAACAGCGATACGGGAGAGAGTAAGCCGAAGAAGAGAGGACCCAAGGCCAAGAAAGCCAGGGACCTTGAAAAAGAGATCGACACCCTCAAAGCCTGCCTTGCGAAAATGGCCCACTTTAGCGGGAATCAGAGGATTATTTCAGAATTTGGGATAGAGCCCTGGAAGCCAGGACAAAAGGACATGCACAGGTTTAGCAGCTAAAAGGATAATATATGCGACAGGTAGGGCTTAGGAGAGTCACATTAAATGACGTTGAGATGCGCAGGATCTTTCTTGATCCTGTGAATTTTAATTTGGGTGAGCAGGTCTTAGTGAATAACAGATTCGCATCCATGACCATAGGCAGTGAACTTGTCACAAATGGTGATTTTTCCTCTGCGACTGGGTGGAATCTTGGGTCAGGGTGGTCAATAGATACCGTGCTAGGAACCATGACCCACGATGGAACCGCAAAGAGTAATACAACCCAGACAGGTTTCACAGCATATCAAGCGATTAAGACGGAAATAATAACGGACAGCAACGACCAGACCAGCAACAAGGCATTAGTCAGGGAAACATTTCTACAGAATAAATGGACTCTTAGCAATGACTCAGGGCCTATCACTGATGTAAACTGGGAGTGTAACGCAGGTACAGCACCAACTATTTTTTCCATAAGAGACACAGAAGAAAACTTATCATCAAGAGTTTTTAGCAGCATTTCAATTAAGCCTGTCACCCTGGACAGCTGGTCGGAAATAGGCACGAGGACAGCAACGGAACATCTGTGCTATGATGGAGATCAAGCCTTGGTCAATATTTTTTCTGGTGGGGCACAGATTGGGATAACTCAGGCGATCCCTGATTTCGTAGCAGGTGATTATTATTACTCAATAGGAATAGCAAATGATAACGCAGGATCCTTAAAACTTTCAACTCCAACAGATGGAGACTTAGCCACGATAGACAACACAGGACCACATACCGGAGTAATAAGCCTTACTGATGCAAATATTCAGCTAGAGGCAAATGGGGCTTGTGATGTAACCCCATCATATTTCAACCTTTATCCCGTAATTTAGGAGATAATCATGACAGACCTTAACAGGGCAAACAAAAGCATATCAGCAGAAAATAACTTCTCAGATTGGATCTATGTTGATTCTGATGAGTTAGTTACCATCACACTGCAAGGCACATGGGTAGGCACAGTAACGGTACAGTATGCGCTTAACCAGGATTACGAAGCCAATGCCGGAAGGCCAACAGCTATTGATCTGGAGACCAAGACCGAAAATGGCAGGTGGGATTTCCCGGGTGGTGGAGACTGGTGGAGATTCGGAGTAAAAACAGGCAATTACACATCAGGAACAGTAGCAGGTACAATCCAGGGCAAGAGGTCCGAAAGATGAGTTTAAGAAGGTGCCAATATTGCGGGAGTAAAACAATTGATGATGGTGCTAATGGTCATGTTTTCTGCTCGACGTGTATAGAGAAAACAAATCAAAGGGTGAGAGAAATGCACGAGGACTTCAAGTTTGAGAATCTGAAGACTCCCCCAATTTTCATTAAAGAGCCAGACTACAAAGCCAAGTATGAAAAGCTGCAAAAGGCTTACATAAAACAGATAGACCAAACTCAAGACGTGATTGACAAATACATGTCACTAGCAGACAAGTATAGTGATCTGGTAGACAAACACACGGAGTTAAAAAAGGGGTGATATTATGGCTGGAGGGAGACCAACCAAGTTCACGAAGGAGATTAAAAAGCAGATTAAGTCATTAGTATTATTAGGCTTAACTGATAAACAGGTGGCTGAAGGTGTAGGGGTATGCGAAGACACAATACATAATTGGAAGAAGGATCACCCAAAGTTTTTCGAGTCCTTAAAGGATTGGAAGGAAGAAGCAGACAAGAAAGTAGAGAAATCACTGTACGAAAGAGCTTGTGGTTTTGAACATCCAGAGACAAAGACATTAGTATTAGATGGTGAGATAGTAGACCACGAAACAACCAAGCATTACCCACCTGACGCAACTTCAATGATATTTTGGCTGAAGAATAGACATCCTGATAGATGGAGAGATAAGCAGGATATAGAAGTGTCTGGTAAGGTGGTCAAGCTGGTCAAGAAGAAGTTTGACGGGGAGTCGCATGACTGAGACCATTGAATATAACTTGAAACCACAGGGGAAGGTTTTACAGGACTATGCAGACTGTAGGAGCAGGGTTTCAATTATTCGTGGTCCTCTTGGATCAGGCAAGACAGTGCAAACCATGGTAAAGATCCTGGAATTGATTTGTGAACAGGCACCAGTAACAAATAAAGCGTACAAGCTTTACAATAATAGGCCGTCAAGGTGGCTTGCAGTGCGAAATACATATTCTGAATTATTCTCTACCACTATCAAGGATTGGCTAGAGGTGCATGGGGATCTAGGACCATTTAAGCAGGGTTCTAAAGAGCCACCTATACAAAAGCTAGAGTTTGATTTAGAAGACGGCACCAGGGTTAAATCTGAGATCGTCTTTATTGCGTTTGATAGACCGGAGCATGTAAAGAAAGCAAGGGGTATGCAGCCTACAGGTATATGGTTGAATGAGACTAAAGAACTCTCAAAAAGCGTGGTTGATATGCTTGACCTTAGACATGGGAGATATCCATCTAAGAAAGAGGGTGTTCTGCCTTCATGGCATGGAATGATAGGTGACACAAACAGCCCTGACGAAGATCACTGGCTCTATGAAATAGCAGAAGAAACAAGGCCCAAAAGCTGGGCATTCCATCACCAACCAGGTGGAGTGTTCAAAGTTGGCGAAGAGTGGCAGGTTAACCCATTGGCTGAGAACCTTTCAAACTTGCCAGAAAATTATTACCTATTAGGAATGGAAGGAAAAAGTAATGACTGGATTAAAGTTAATCTTGCTAACGAGTATGGCTTTGTCTCTGATGGAAAGCCTGTCCACCCTTGGTACATCGATTCCGTTCACTGTCTTGACATAGACTATAGCCCTGATGCATCTCAGCCTATTATACTAGGCTTTGACTTTGGCAGAACTCCAGCATGTGTTTTTCTTCAGAGAACGAATGGTTTTGATAGGTGGGTAGCTTTTGACGAGTTTCTGTCTATAGATATGTCGGCAACTAGTTTTGCACCGGAGCTCAAGAAATACATTGACGCAGTATACCAGGGATATACTTTCAGAGGGTGGGGAGATCCAGCAGGGGACAGGGCAGGGCAAAGCATAGATGACACCCCCATGAAGATATTAAGGGCTGCTGGCATACCATGTCAGCCACCACCACAGAATGGAGCCCCTGTTAACAACGCATCAGCAAGACGGCTTGCAATAGAAAAGCCAGGTAAAGAGCTTGCAATGGATGGGAAACCAAGGTTTGCAGTTACACCAAAGGCTAAAATGCTCAGAAAGGGGTTACAAGGTGGGTTCTGTTACAAAAGGATTCAGGTATCTGGTGAGAGGTACAGTGAAGAGCCTGACAAGAATGAATATAGCCACGTGGTTGAGGCTT